GAACAGGAAAAAGAAAAAGACGTAAAAGTAGTTGATAACTTTTTACCTGTTCCTTTGATTAAATTACTTCATCAGCATATATTAAAAGATTTACCTCACACAATGACAGGTTGTTCAAATGAGGGAGACACACCTTTTTATTATGTTGATTTACAAAACGAATTTTTTTTAAATAAAATCATTTTAACTTATATATGCAACACGTTAAAAATAAATTTAACTTTGATAAGAATGTACTGTAATGTTCAATATCAACATATGAATGGGGAGTGGCATACTGATACTGGAGATGGCAGTAGTAGAACAGTTTTAATAATGATAAGTGATACGCTATCTAAAAATTCAGGTTGTTTTTGCACTAAAAATAATAAATATGATTTTATTCAAAATAGGTTATTGTTTTTTCCTGCTGATATTATTCATAAAGGTTTAGCTCCTACAGAAAAAGGAGTTGCGAGAATTACATTAGCGTGTAAAACTAAATTAATATGATGAAGTTTGCTTGTAATGTTTTAAACGTAAAAGTTATTAATGGTTGTAACTTACGTTGTGAGGGTTGCAGTCACCATAGTCATATTGCTTCAATAAATAGCAAAATTGATATAGATAAATTATTAGATAGTTTTAAAAGATTAGAAGAGAGAATAGTTATTACAGACCATATATCTTTATTAGGTGGGGAAACTTTTTTAGAACCTAGATGGAGTGAGGTATTGACAAAAATAGAAGATACTTTTTCATACTGTAGACTAAGGTTTTACACTAATGGGGTATATTTATTAAAAAACTACGATAATATTTTAAAACATATGTCAAGAGGCACAGAGCTACATATAAGTATACACGAGAAAAATAATACTACTCTAGGAGCCAATATAAAAAAAACTATAACTGAGTTTTACAAAAAACTAATACAAGATAAATTTGTTGATTTCGATAGAATCTTTTATAAAGATCAATATTTGACTAATTGGAACAAGGCTTTTATTGAAAGAGAAAAAAAAATATATCCACATAGCACCAAAGATATATACAAAAGTTATGAAAACTGTGTTTGTCCTAATGTTCAATATTACAAGAATAAATTATGGAAGTGTGCCACGATTGCTTACCTAAAAGACACATTAGGAACATACAAACAATTAAATGACCCAGTCTGGAAACCTTATTTAAAATATGAGGGATTAGATGTAGATGCTCCAGATGATGACTTTAAGCACTTTTTTACAAAGCAATATTCACCAGAATACATATGTTCTATTTGTCCTAGCAAACATTACAATCTTTCACATAAACAAGATACATCTATACAGAAGGTAGACATAAAGCAACTTTAAATGTATTATTACCTTAGAGGTGATACTATGACAAAATTATGTCCTAGAGGTAAAAGAGCAGCTAAGAAAAAATTTAAGGTTTATCCGTCAGCCTATGCAAATGCGTATGCTTCAAAGATATGTGCAGGAAAAATAAAAGACCCAAGTGGTGTTAAAAGAAAAGATTTTAAAGGACCTAAACCAGTCGCAACTGGTGATTTTATAGATACACACGAAGTTATGGGAAGTTCATTAAAAGGTGAATATGGAACAAATAGTTCTGCAAAATCGTACTTTAAAGATTTATTAGGCTAATGGCAAAGAGTGGTTTAAAAAAATGGTTTGCCCAAAAGTGGGTGGATATTGGAAGTAAAGATAAAGATGGTAACTTTAAACCTTGTGGAAGAAGTAAACAAAAAGCAGATGCAAAAAGAAAATACCCAAAGTGTGTTCCTCTAGCAAAAGCTAATAGAATGACCAAAGGTGAAAGACAAAGTGCAGTAAAAAGAAAAAGAGCAAAAGCTCAAGGTGTTGGTGGTAAACCAACAAATGTTAAAACTTTTGCAGTTCAAGGTGGACTAGCAGATTATTATAAAGGAGTAGTGTAATGAGTGGCAAAACTAAAACTATGAAAACTAAAGATGGTAGAACTATACCAATAATTGAACCAGAAAATAAATTTATTAAAAGAAAACCAACTAAAAAAGAGATGCAAGAAGATAGAGCTAAAAATAGACCTTCTCGTAATATAACAGGAGACAGAGCTGTAGTAAGAAGAAAGAAAAAATTTCAAAGAGATATGTTAAAAGCTGGTTTAGCTGGTTTTGGTCTTGGTAGAAAATTAGGACCTGGTGTTATGACTGAAAGAGAACAAGAACAAGCTTTAGAAGGATTATTAGGAGAACCTATTAGTAGATTGACAGGTGGTCAAGCTAAAATAGATATGAACAAGAACAATAAAATAGACGCTGAAGATTTTAAAATGCTTAGAGGAGAAGAACCTAAAAAATTAAACAGAGGTGGTGGTATAGCTATAAAAGGTACTAAATTTAAAGGTGTATTTTAGGATAGTGTATGGCAACTTCTGGAACAACAGCATTTGATTTAGATATAGACGACATCATAGAAGAAGCCTATGAAAGAGTTGGTGTTAGAACTAACTCTGGTAAAGATTTAAAATCGGCTAGAAGAAGTTTAAATATTATGTTTTCTGAATGGGGTAACAGAGGTGTACATTTATGGAAAGTTGAGTTAAAAGAACAGTTGTTAACACAAGGCACAGCAACTTACACAGCTCCAACAAATGCTAACGATGTATTAGAGGCTTATGTTAGTACAACTACTGGCACTACTTCATCAACGAATGATGTTTCTTTAACAAAAATAAGTAGAAGTGAATATAGTGCTTTACCAAATAAAGGTTCACAAGGACAACCTAGTCAGTATTATGTAGATAGACAAACAATACCTACTATTACTTTGTATCAAACTCCAGATGCTTCAACTTATACTTATCTTAAATATTATTATTTGAAAAGAATTGAAGATGTGGGAGCTTATACTAATCAAGCTGATGTTGTTTTTAGATTTATACCTTGTATGGTATCAGGTTTGGCTTATTACTTGAGTATGAAAAAAAACCCACAATTGGTACAACAGAATAAATTATTGTATGAAGATGAACTACAAAGAGCATTAACAGAAGATGGACAAAGAACTTCAGTTTATATAACACCACAAAGTTATTTTCCACAAGGGTAGACTATGGCATACGCAAGAGGTAAATACGCAAAAGCAATTTCTGATAGATCAGGTTTGGCATTTCCATATAATGAAATGGTAAAAGAATGGAATGGCTCTTTTGTACATAAATCTGAATTTGAGGCTAAGCACCCACAAATAAAAAGAAAACATATTAAAGCAGATGCAATAGCTTTAGCAAACGCAAGACCAAGACCACCAGAAAATCAAAAACAATTTTTACTTTATATTAGTAATGATATTAACAGTGGAGCAAGTATGAGAGTTTCAGATAGTGATAATATTTTAGGCACAAAACTTACAGCAGTTGAGATAACAACATCTATAGGTGCTATTGATGTGGTGATATCATGAGTATAACACATTCTGCTTTTTTAACACAAATTCGTAATTATACAGAAGTAGATTCTAATGTTTTGTCCGATACAATATTAGATCAATTTATCAGAAACATTGAATTAGATATTGCTGGTAAAGTAGATTATGATGATATAAGAAAATATGTTATAGCAAATACAACTGCAAGTCAAAGATTCTTAAATACTCCAGATGATATTTTAGTTATTAGGTCTATACAAATTATCAACTCAGGCACGAGAGATTTTTTAGAAAAAAGAGATACATCTTTTATAGCTGAATTTAATCCTACTGATGCAACAGGACAACCAAAATATTATGCTAACTGGAATGAAAATGTTTTTTTATTAGCACCTGTTCCAGATCAATCGTATGATATACAAATGAATTATATAAAAGACCCACCTCATTTTAGTTCAACAAATCAAACATTTTTATCTAAGTTTCAAGAATCTCTGTTACTACATGGCGTATTAACTGAATGTTTTAGTTATTTAAAAGGTCCTGTTGATATGTACAACTTATATAAAACTAAGTATAATGAAGAAATACAAGATTTTGCGTTGCAACAAATGGGTAGAAGAAGAAGAGGAGAG